GTACTTTTTCAGAGATAGCGAGAGATACAAGAGGTAAGTTCAGAGTAATGCGGACAATGGACACAGATAACTATATCTATTCGTACTATCAAGGTATTAAGAATGGGACTTTTACAGTAGGCGAGTGGATAGAACGAATATACGACTATATCATCAAGGGCCTTCAGGAGAAGCGCTTTTATTTTGACCAAAAGAAGGCAAATGACGTAGTTGACTGGATAGAGGGACACTGTTTTCATACTGAGGGCGAGCTGGCACCGGGCGCGATCAAATTAGAGCTCTGGCAGAAGGCTTTTCTTTCGTGCGTGTATGGGATAGTAGACGAGAACGGCAAGAGACAGTTCCGTGAGATCCTACTCATAGTCGGACGAAAGAATGGCAAGACTAAACTGGCTTCAGCGCTGGGTGATTATGAGTTTCGGCAAGGCGGATATGGTTCCAGGGTATTTTGCCTGGCACCAAAGTTAGATCAGGCAGACCTCGTATACAATGACATCTGGCAGATGGTTACGCTGGATCCTGAGTATAAGGAACTGAAAGAGATCCTGAGCGAGAAGGACGAGCATAACAAGAAGATTCATGATGACAGCGAACTGCCGAGACATCGTATGAGCGACCTGGCGATTCCGGGGACGAACAGCACAGTAAAGAAGATCGCATTCAGTGCGAAGAAGTCTGACGGTTTCAATCCGAGCTTATGTATCTGCGATGAGGTTGCGAGCTGGGAGGGAGACGCTGGCCTGAAGCAGTATGAGGTCATGAAGTCCGGTATGGGCGCAAGACCAGAAGGCTTACTTATAAGCTGCACTACTTCCGGATACATCAACGACAGTATCTATGACGAACTCTTTAAGAGGTCCACTCGATTTTTAAGAGGGGACAGCAAAGAGACAAAGCTGCTGCCGTTTATCTACATGATAGATGAAATCGACAAATGGAACGATATCAATGAGCTGCGCAAAGCGAATCCCAATCTGGGCAGTTCCGTATCAGTCGATTATATGCTCGAAGAGATAGCCATAGCAGAAGGCTCTCTGTCGAAGCGTGCTGAGTTTATTACGAAGTACTGCAATATGAAACAGAACTCTTCGCTTGCGTGGCTCGATAGTAACGTTATCGAACAGACAACCGGAGAGCCGTTAGATCCGGAACAGTTCCGGGGATGTTACGCAGTCGCAGGATTCGACCTATCAAGAACCACAGACCTAACGGCAGCGTGCGTAGTAATAGAGAAACAAGGCGAGCTATATGTACTGGCTCGTTTTTATCTACCAGCAGAACGAATTGAGGAAGCCACACAGACCGATGGCGTTCCGTACAACATATACCTGCAGCGCGGACTGTTATATCCTTCCGGAGCGAACATCATCGACTACAACGATGTTTTCAACTGGTACCGCGAGCTGGTAGAGGAATATGAGATATATCCGTTAAAAGTCGGATACGACAAATACTCGGCCACGTACCTGGTTCAGCAAATGTCATCGTACGGCTTTCACATGGATGATGTTTTCCAGGGCTACAATCTACATCCTGTCATACAGGAAGTGGAGGGGCTCCTGAAAGACGGCAAGATACACATAGGGGATAACGACCTATTGAAGATCCATCTCTTTAATAGTGCTGTAAAGGTAAGCACAGAGAAGGGCAAATCTAAATTAGTAAAGATTAAACCGACGGCGCACATCGACGGAATGGCCGCGTTACTGGATGCAATGACAGTACGGCAGAAGTGGTATGGCGACATCGGCGAACAGTTAAAGAACGAGGAGAATTAGATGTCTTTACTTGACAAAATATTCAGACCGGCAGAAGCGAAGAAATCGGATGATGCACTGGCAAAGGCTCAGGCCTTGTTTCAGACCTTAACTGCATATCAGCCGGTATTCACTAACTGGGGAGGCATGATCTACGAGAGTGAGATCGTAAGAGCTTCCATCGACGCAAGAGCTCGGCACATGTCAAAGCTGAAAGTCGAGACAATCGGATCAGCGAATCCATCGTTACAGTCAAAGCTTGCGCTGGGACCGAATCAGTGGCAGACATGGTCGCAGTTCCTTTACAGGACGTCAACGATACTGGATGTCAACAACACAGCATTCATAGTTCCGGTATTCGATGAGCGGATGATAATAACCGGAGTATTCCCGGTACTTCCGGCACAATGCAAGCTGGTCGAATATGACGGAGAGATATGGCTGCGTTATCAGTTCAGCAGTGGACAATATGCTGCTGTCGAGTTCCGTAAATGCGCACTGCTTACAAAGCACCAGTATAAGAGCGACTTTTTCGGAGACAGTAACTATCCGCTCAAAGAAACTATGCAGCTGATGCACATACAGAACCAGGGCATAGAGGAAGGCGTAAAAAATGCAGCGACATTCCGCTTCATGGCCACGCTCAATAACTTCAGTAATGCTGCGGATCTTGCTAAAGAACGCGAAAGGTTCAGAGAAGCAAATCTGTCTACAGAATCTGAAGCCGGCGGTTTTCTGTTATTCCCGAACACTTATAAGGACATCAAACAGGTCGACGTTAAGCCTTACGCAGTAGATGCGGACCAGATGAAACAGATCCGGGAGAACGTGTTCAACTATTTCGGAGTTAGTGAGGACGTGCTTCAGAATAAGGCACACGCTGAGGACCTGGAGGCATTCTTCGACGGAGCAATAGAACCATTTGCTATTCAGTTCAGCGAAAGCATGACAAAGATGCTGTTCAGCGAAAGAGAACGCGCACAGGGATCCTACTTAATAGCCAACGCGAACAGACTTCAGTATATGAGCACATCTCAGAAAGTTCAGATGGCTAAAGAGCTGGGAGATCGTGGCGCGATATTGATAGATGAAATCAGAGAACTTTTCAACTATGCACCGCTTCCTGATGGTGCCGGACAGGTTGCACCGATAAGAGGCGAGTACAAGGCGACGGATACATTAACCGAAGAAAGCGAGGAGAATGACAATGCCGAAGAATGATAACAGAGAATATAGAAATATGACGATGGAAGTCGTAAGAGACGACCAGGCGGAAGAACAGGAAGAGCGCAAGATAGTCGCAGGATACGCGAGCACGTTCAACGATCCGTACGTGCTTTATCAGAATGACGACATCATTTACACAGAGCAGATAGATGCCAACGCATTCGACAATACGGATATGAGCGACGTTATTATGCAGTACGACCATGAAGGACGCGTATTCGCTAGGATCAGCAACGAGACCTTGAACGTTACACCTAACGAGCAGGGCTTGTACATAGAGGCAAATCTCGGAGGAACAGAACTGGGACGCCAGCTGTACGATGAGATCGCCGGAGGATATACCGATAAGATGTCATTCGGTTTCACAGTAGATACGGACGAAGAGCTCCGGAGAGAAGCAGAAGACGGCCGTGTTCTTATTGAGAGAACGATAACCGGTATATCAAAATTATACGACGTATCAGCAGTATCAATTCCGGCTAACAATGGAACGAGTATATCGGTATCCACACGTAGCAAAATCGACGGAGCGATCGAGGCAATTCAGGCGGAGAGACTTGAAGCGGAAAAACTTGAACTTGAGAAGCGTCGGACAGAAGTCAGAGCGAAAGCAATGACAGAGAGGAGTAAATAAACATGACAAGAGAAGAGATCATGGCTCTCGATATGGAAGCGCTGGAAACAAGAGCTGGCGAGATCGCAGTTGAGACCGCTGAGGCTGACAGCGAGATGCTTGAAACTCTGAACGCAGAACTTGATGCGATTGAAGAACGCAAAGCACAGATAAATATCGAGATCGAAGAGAGAAAGATCGCCGAGGAAGCCGTACTTAAAGGCGAAGGCGAAGTGATCGAAGAAAGAAAGGGCGAACACAAAATGACAAATACTGAAATAAGAAACAGCGCTGAGTATATCGATGCGTTTGCAAAGTATGTCAAGACAGGGAACGACAAAGAGTGCAGAACTCTGTTCTCAGATAACTATGTAGACAGTGGCGTTCCGGGAACAATTCCAGTTCCTGATTTCGTAGCTGGCATCGTAGCAGCACAGCTTGAGCAGTCAGAGATTCTTTCAAGAGTAAGAAGAATGGAAGCTGCTGGAAACGTTAAAGTTGGATTCGAGATCTCAGCTCCTGCAGCTGCTGGACACGCTGAGGGCGACGGCGAAGTATCCGAAGAAGAACTGACGATGGGAATCGTTACGCTCGTACCGACCACTTGGAAGAAATGGGTATCCGTATCTGACGAGGCTCTGGACAGCATGAGCGGTGAGGCTTATCTGAGCTACATCTATGAGGAAGTTGCTCGTGGAATCATAAAGGCAAGAGAAGACGCAGTTGTAGCTGCTATCCTTGCTGCACCGACCACAGCTACAGCAACAGCTCCGGCAGTAGCAGAAGGAACCGCTACCACACCGGCTCTGGACGACTTCGTAAATGCTCGCGCACTGCTTTCATCCGCAGCTCGTGATCTGGTAATCATCTGTACACCGGCTCAGTATGCTACATACAAAGGCCTGCAGATGGCTGCTTACTATGGCGTAGATCCGTTCGATGGACTTCCGGTACTGTTCAACGACACAGTTACAGTTCCAATCATCGGCGACCTGGCTGGCGTTATGGAGAACTGCCCGAAGGGCGAAGCTGTTGAGTTTAAGTATGACGACAAGACAGCTATGACTTACGACATCGTAAGGATCCTCGGCAGACTGCCATCCGCTATCGGCGTAGTAGGCAACAAGTTCCTTGCTAGAATCGGCGAGGCTGAGAGCTAATCTAAAGAAACACTATTAAAAGGGCGGTCTGAAATATGGCCGCCTTAATTGTGAGGTAATATTCTATGCTTGATAAAGTAAAAATGGCACTGCGGATAACAACAGACGCGTTCGATGATGAACTGAACGATCTCATATCAGCTGCAGCGCTGGATCTCGGCATTGCAGGAGTGATACCTGATGATAGCACCGATGCTATCGTAACTCGTGCGATTATCACATACTGCAAAATGTCATTCGGACTTCCGGAGGACTATGACAAGCTGAAAGCATCGTATGACGAGCAGAAGGCACAGCTCTCCAATGCTACAGGCTACACAGACTGGAGTGTTGAGAATGTATGATGACATCGCTGTATTAAAGAGATATACGACATCCGGATATGATGAGTACGGCAATCCGGCCAAGACGCTGGAGAAGGTAACCGTATTCGTTCAGCCTAGAGGCGTGTACTCTTCAGAGTTTTACGATGCTGCGCAGCTCGGAATTAAACCGTCAGTAACACTGATGATGACCAACCGGGCTGATTATAGCGGACAGAAGATAGTCGAGTTCCAGGGCGTTGATTATGATGTGATCCGTGTCGATTGGAACGCTCAGCGTGATGGCCTGTCTCTCGTATGTGAGGAAAGGGCTAAAAACAATCCGATCGCGCCAAGTCCAGAAGAGAGTGGATCCTGATGGGAAAGACAGTAGAACAGCAGATGAATAAGATACTGACTGACTACAGTAAAGAAGTTGTTCAGGATACAAATGAATCGTTTAAGAGCGCTTCAAAAGAAGCGGTACAAAAATTAAAAAACACATCACCGAGACGAACAGTCAAAGGTGGTAAATACGCAAAGTCATGGACAACGACTACCGAAAAAGGTAATTCATTTAAGACCGATACTGTAATAGTGCATAACAAGGTCTATTATCTTACTCATTTATTAGAAAATGGTCATGTTATAAGTAATGGCCGTGGAGAGTATGGCCGCACGCAACCGATAAAGCACATCGCGCCAGTTGAAGACTGGGCAGCTGATGAGTTGCCAAATATGATTACAAGGAAACTATCAAGATGACACTTTACGAGATATTATCAGATCCGAATACAGGAGTAGGGATACCATGCGTATATTCGCACTTCCGGAAGGAAGATGGCACACTGCCGGACAGCCCTCCGTATATCGCGTATATCGGCGCAGGTCAGTTCGACTTCGCAGCGGATAACACCTACCACTGGAATCGGAATCAGTACCAGATAGAGTACTACTTCACAAGAAAAGACGAAACACAGGAAGCCGCCATCGAAAAGTTATTACTCGATAACGGCTTTTTATATGACAAGAGCGAGGACGTTTATATCGAAAGCGAAGGCGTTTTTGTCATCTACTACATGGTATAAGAAAGGAGCTTCTTAATGGCTAATAAAGTTATGTTCGGCGTAAGCGAGCTGCACATCGGGACTTATGACGTCGCTGATGACGGCACAGTTACGCTCGGATCTCCGATGAAAGTTCCTGGAACAGTAAACATCACGATGGAAGCAGAATCAGAAGAGAGCACCTTCTATGCTGACAACATCAAGTACTGGACAGGATACTCTGACAACGGATATACAGGCGAGATCGAGAATGCTCTGTTCAATGACACATTCAAGACCACATTCATGAACTACATCCAGTTGGATGATGGCGGAATCGCTCAGATCAAGGGCAAGAAGAACAAGGTTGTCTACATGATGTTCCAGTCTGACGGAGATCAGGAAAACCGCCGCATGATCGTCTACAATGTAGCACTCGGACAGATCAATCGCGAATATGCAACTATCGAAGATAGCATCGAGCCACAGACAGCAACCCTGCCGTTCACAGTTAATGGCGACAACGGAACTGGTATCACAAAGGTATCATACGCACCTGGAGATGCGACTTATGAGACCATGTTCACAACGCCACCGACACCGGCACTGCCTGCTGGATCATCGAGCTAATTGAGAGTGGGAGGTAAGTTATGATAAAAACAATCAATCTGGGTGAGGGTCAGTCGTTCGAGATTAACAGCTCAAACGGCTGGCTCTACATCTATCAGGAACAATTTGGACATGACGTGCTGCCGGTATTACTTCCGGCGGTCGAAGCTATCATACAGGCACTTGCTGACCTGATGAAAGGCATGGACGAAAAAACCGAGGATGTTACAGAGATTCTGAAGGCGGCTGATAGCGATACCTTATCGGATATGTTTATAACGCTCTCTGGTATGCAGTTGACGACAGTACTGAACATCGTATGGAGCATGGCTAAGAACGCGAAGCATGACATCGCTTCACCGCAAGAGTGGGTTAACTCATTTGACATACTTCCCTGGGACATCGTCGTTCCGCAAGCGCTATCGGCAGCATTAGAAGCTTGTATGAGTAAAAAAAAATTCGACACGATACGCACGACACTGGGAAAAGCGATCCCATTAACATCGAGCGAATCACAGTCGCAGCAGTCGACAGAGGATTGACATTCGATGCGATCCGACACATGGAACTTGGCCAGCTCGTAGACTACATTATCGAGTGGAACAACGTACATAGTGAAGAAGTCGGCGGCGAAAAAGAAAAACCGAAAGACACAAGAAGAAAGGCAACTCAGGCAGACTGGGATGCGTTCTTCGGATGATAAAGGATAGAAAACTATGGCAATAGGCGCGAAAGTCAAAGGAATAACAATCGAGTTCGATGGCGATACCACTAAACTGGGGAACGCGTTAAAGAAAATCGATAGTGAGACCAAAAGCGTTGATAGCAGCTTAAAACAAGTTAATAACGCGCTGAAGTTCAATCCAAAAAACACTGAGCTGATAACACAGAAACAACAGCTCCTGAAGCAGAAGATTGACCAGACGAAACAGAGACTTGACGCTCTTAAAAGAACTCAGGCGCAACTCGATGATGATCCGGCAGTCGATAAAACATCCCAAGAGTATATGGAATTACGGCGAGAGATTATCACGACCGAAAGTAAGCTAAATCATTTTGAAGGCGATCTTAAAAAACTAAACAATATTAAGTTTGACCAGATAGGTGGTCGCTTACAGAAAATCGGCAACAAGATGTCAACTATAGGACGCGCTATGTCTATGTATGTTACAGGGCCAATTGTGGCTGGATATACATACGCTGGTAAGTCTGCATCTGACTACGAAGAGAATATAAACAAAATCGATGTTGCGTTCGGCAAGAGTGGTAAATCGGTAAAAAAATGGGCAAGAACAGCTGGTAAACAGTTTGGACTTTCACAGGTCGCAGCGACAGGTATGGCTTCAGCATTCGGCGCATTAGGCAAAGGCATTGGATTATCTGAAAAAGATGCTGCATCCATGTCAACAACATTAACCGGATTGTCCGCAGATCTTGGATCATATTTTAATACAAGCGAAGAAGAAGCCGCGAAAGCGTTAGAGGGTATATTTACAGGCGAAAGCGAAGCGTTAAAAAAATTCGGTGTTGTCATGAACGACACGAACTTGGAAAAATTCGCGGAAGATCAAGGACTTGTTTGGAAAGAAATGTCGCAGTCAGAAAAAACGACGTTGCGTTACAAGTATGTTTTAAGTAAAACAAAAGACGCCCAAGGCGATTTTTCACGGACAGGTGATAGCACAGCGAACTCAATTAAAAAGTTCAAAGCGGCAATACAGGATGTGGCAACGGCGATTGGTCAAAACTTACTTCCAATAATAACGCCTATCATTCAAAAATTTGCGGAGTGGATTGGTAAGTTCCGAGAACTTGATCCTAAAACACAAAAGATAATTACCATCATAGGTTTAGTAGTAGCAGCAGCAGGCCCATTGTTAATAATCTTCGGCAAATTCGCTACAGCAATAGGCGCAATAATAAAGATACTACCTATGCTACGTACAGCTTTTGCGACAGCGTTCGGCCCAATAGGTATAGCAATAGCTTCAGCAGTTGCGTTGGCAATTCTCGTTTGGAAAAATTGGGACAAAATCAAAGTAAAGCTTATAGCTATCTGGAACACAATCAAAGCTGTAGCTGTAAAAGTTTGGACAGGAATAAAGAACACACTAACAGCCATCTGGAACGGAATCAAGAAGGCAGCTACAACTGTATGGGGCGGAATAAAGACGGCTATTGTCACATACATACGTACTGTCGCCACTATAATAAAGACTATTTGGGTTAATGCGGCTAACGCTATAAAGGCTGTGTGGAATGGCTTAAAGAAAGCGGCGTCGACTATCTGGAATGGCATCAAGAACGCCATAACACATCCGATACAGACGGCAAAGAACATCATTAAGAAGATCATAAACACAATCCGGAGCTTCTTCAAGGGAGACTTCGAACTGCCGAAAATCAAACTGCCACACTTCAGCATCACACCAAAAGGCTGGAAGTTCAAAGACTTACTTAAAGGCAAAATCCCGAAGCTCGGAATCGAATGGTACGCGAAGGGCGGTATATTCAATAACCCATCCGTTATCGGCGTAGGTGAAGCCGGATCAGAGGCGGTCGTACCTTTGAACAAGTTATGGCAGAAGATGGACCAGCTGTACGGTAATGGCGGTGGCGGACTGGTAGTCAACGTATACGGATCCAGTAATATGAGCGTGGACGAATTAGCAAACGCAGTACAACGTAAGATAATAGCAGCACAGAAACGGAGGACACTCGCATGGCAATAGCACCTACAGGCGCAATCTATAAGACGCTGACGTTCGATAATGCGAACTCAGGAACGTACGGCGTATACATTACCGGTGAAGCAGTATATAACGCACCTGAAAAAGACGTGGAGATGATTGAGATCCCCGGACGTAACGGAGCATTCGCGTTAGATCGCGGACGGTTCCAGAACATAGAGGTTACTTATCCGGCTGGGATATTTGCGGACAACGAGGCTGACTTTGCACAGGCTGTATCGGACTTCAGAAATCTGCTGTGCTCGAAACAGGGATACTGCAGGTTGACGGACGATTACAACTCAGGCGAATACAGAATGGCTGTTTATAAGAGCGGTCTCGAAGTTACTCCGGCAATGTTACAGGCTGGAGAGTTCGAGATAGTGTTCGATTGCAAACCGCAGAGGTTCCTTGTATCAGGTGAGAGCAAGATAGCAGTCACCAGTGGCGATGATGTTACCAACCCAACGCTGTTCGATTCTCATCCGTTGCTGGAGGTTACAGGCTACGGCAATATAAACATAGGCACAGACGAGATAGAAGTACATAACGAGCCAGTAGGCAATATCGTACTGTATAATCATAAACAATGGGACAGCGGCACTACACGGACAATAACAATCGATACACAATATGCAAATAACGGGGACAGGATCATTGTCGAATATTTAGGTACGTCGGCAGATTATCAGGCATATTGGACAGTAGCATCTGGAACAGTTACAAGCGCATCTGTGACGGTATCAGGGAACGGCACAGGAAAAGCGCGAAAAATGACGCCCGATCAATTAGAAATTAGCGCTGACTTAGGAGATCGAGAGTTCGCATATGGCACACCGGCAACGAAAACTATAACAGTTTCTATATCGATAAACACTTCAAACTATGGGACATTGTCAGGAAGCGTATCAGTTACTCTTGCATACGACGGCAATAGTACATTCACGTTATCGCGATCCGTAACGCTACCAAATCATTTTAGTTCAAAATATCCCGTCTTATTTATAGGGGACATTGTGCTATCAAGTTCACAAACGCTAATAGGCAACCCACCGGTCTACATCGACCTTGATATCGGCGAGGCATATGTGATAAAGAGCGGAGAAGTGGCATCGGCAAATAACGGAGTAGTAATACCACCTGAGTTACCTGTACTGGCACCAGGCAACACAAATATCACATACGACAATACGATAACTAAACTAGACATCATTCCGAGGTGGTGGAAAGTATGATACCAATTCTTTACGACACCAACGAAACAGCCTTTACCAGTAACGGCATAGGACGGTTAAGAGATTGTATCAGCTGCATAGTTACCGAAGAGCGAAACGGCATATACGAGGCTGACTTTGAGTATCCTGTAGACGGCGCCAATTACGACCTGATACGTATAGGCCGTATTATAGGCGTAACGCATGACGATACAGGCGACGTACAGCCATTCGATATCGTATCATACACGAAACCGATAGACGGAGTGGTTACGTTTCATGCAGTACACATCAGTTACCGCCAGTCATATATAGTAACGACACCGGGCGCAGGAGTTATCGGAACGACATCGGATGCAATCTACTGGTTTACCGATCCGCACGTTACACCGAGCACACCGTTCTCGTATAACTTTCCAGTCAAATTAGGTTGGATGGCTGCAGCTGACGGACTGCCTCATACAGTCAGACAAATGCTCGGCGGCATAGAAGGTTCCGTACTGGACACATACGGCGGCGAGTATGAGTGGGACAAGTGGGATGTCATCCTCCATGAAGCGCGAGGTCAGTTCAGAGACTTCAGTATCAGATACGGCGTGAATATGCTGGAGTACAGCGACGAAACTGACAGCCAGGGGACTTACTCCAGTTGCATACCATACTGGGCAAACGGCGAAGTAATAAAGATAGGCAATCAGACAGACGCCAACGGCACGACTATAACCGGAAGAGGAGAGTGCGTTCCGCTGGATCTTACGGACAAGTTCGCGAACGAACCTACTACGGCACAGCTGACAACCGCAGCCAAGTCGTATATGAGTAGCAACAATACGTATTTACCAGGACAGACAATCAACGTATCATTCGTTCGGCTTCAGGACATGGGCGAGTATGCTGATTATCAGAACTTACTGCGCTGTGGACTGTGCGACACTATCAACGTTATATTCCCGGACTACGACACGCAGGGACAGTTCAAGATAGTAAAGACTGTCTGGAACGTTCTTACCAGCAGATATGATGAGATGGAACTCGGCAGCCTGTCGACATCCTTATCAGAAGCGCTGGGACTGACTAACAACGCAGACAGGACGAGCGACACGTTTAACAACCTTACTGTCCTGAACGACCTGACAGTTAGCGGTGATGTTTCTATAGGCGGAGACTTCACAGTAGGCGGTTCATTCCTGGCAGTCAACAGCACTGCGATCTATTCGAGCCAATCAGTTCCGGGCAACGGATATGTTTCGGCTTCATCGCACAGTTTGACGAAACCGGATAACACGCATAACTGGAAGGCGATAGCAATAGCCGGTTGGTCATTTAACCAGCACAACGTGAGATTTTCATCATGTTACATAGACGGAAACGCCAGCGTATTTGCTGGACTGCATAATGACGGATCTAGTGCGCTGAGCACAAACGTAAGTATTTACATCCTGTGGATGTGCACACCATAGAAAGGGATAAAAAATGAGAAGAGGAACAACACCAACTCATGAGTTCACAACTGACATAGACTTATCCACAGCGGACAAGATCTACATCACTTATAAGCAGGGCGGAGCTGTGAAGCTGGAGAAAGCACTTCCGGACATCACAGTAACACCGACCAAACTGATAGTAACGCTGACACAGGAAGAGACATTATCATTCAGCATCAACAAAGGCGTAGAGATACAGATACGTGCGCTGTTAATTGGTGGCGAGGCGATCGCATCTAACGTCATCACTACAACGGCGCAGAAAATCCTCAAAGAGGGAGTGATCTAATGGCTGAAATAGCAGCAACATTTAGAGCGATATTTACCGAAAGTAACGGTATGACGGTCTCATTCGCTGAGGAACCATTAAACGCTGTCGTTTCATTCGGAGAGTTTACCGCTATAGATGTAGAACCTTACGATGGGCCATATGAAATCACGCCAACAGAGTATACTCAGACGCTTCCGTCAGAAGATAAAGTAATGGCTCATAACGTAGTTATAAATCCGATACCGAGTAATTATGGGTTAATTACATGGACGGGTAGTAATTTAATTGTTTCATAAAGGAGAAAAACATGGCACAAGATATTGTAATTCGTTCAACGGTTTACCAGGATGTTCCGTCTATTGAAGTACCGCTCGATCCAGGTCCAGGCAACGCTGTATTCGTAGACACATCGGATGCGACACTAAACGATGCCGGGAACTTACCATCAGGAGTTACAGCGTATGCTAATGCTACAAAATACACTGGAACTGCAGCAGAAAATGATAGCTCTGATTTGAGCATTAGTGGTGCAACAGTAACAGTACCAGCTGGTTTTTATGCAAGCTCGGCATCCGGTACGGTAGCAAGTGGCTCAGCATCACCAGCCTCAACAATTTCGGCAACTGGTGCAAGTGTTTCAACAGGAACTAATACTTTGACACTTTCCAAGAGTGTATCAAATACACCAACAGTTTCTGCTGGATATATTAGCAGTGGTACAGCTGGGAGCTCAAGTGTATCTCTCACAGCATCAGTAACCACTAAGGCTGCAGCGACAATCACTCCAGGCACCAGCAATCAGACAATTGCCGCTGGTACATATTTGACAGGTGCTCAGACTATTCAGGGTGATGCAGATTTAGTCGCTGGCAATATAGTCGCTGGTAAAAACATATTTGGAGTGGCTGGATCAGCACAGATACCATCTATCACACAGGATAGTGTAACTCATGTATTAAGCATCTCATAGGGGGTGAGTATATGGCTCAGAATGTATCCTTGTGGGGTGCCGTGTACTCCGCCGTGCCGGCTCTAACAGTGCCAAAACAGGGTGGAGGTACAGCAACATTTACTGATGTTACAGATACTACAGCGGGTGCTAGTGATGTTGCTAGTGGTAAATATTTTTATACAGCAGCTGGAGTAAGAACGGCTGGTACCAGCTCTGGTGGTGGTGGAAGCAGTATGCAAGTAGCGGTAGAATGGACTACACTAGGCTCTGCATCCAATTCCATCTCATTTACCGGTTTAGCTGGAGAGCCTACATCGTTTATTGTACTGGCTGCTGCGGATATAACCACAGGCGGTACTAAGGCGGCCGCAGTCGTATATGATGGCACTAATACAATCGGTCAGACCATTACCTCACAAGTTACTTATGATGGTAGTGGTTTTTCATATACATACAATGCCGGCACACTTACTGTAACAGGCTCTGCAACATTTCAGGCAGATGATTATAGGCTCACTTATACTTATGGTGGTTCCGCATCAAATATAGGCACAGCTGATGTTCAGGTTGGATCGGGTGCTACATCAATAACATTTACTGATTTATCAGATGAGCCGGCTTATTTTTCTCTGATATTCAAAAGCGATTTTTCCACTTCAAGTGGATATCAGCGTGTAATATCAGTGGTAGCAGATGATGATGATACTTGTGGCCTTTCAATGGATTCTGCAGCAAGAGCACAGGCATCATGGTCGTATTCTTACAGTAGTGGCTCACTAACTATTACATCCATTGGTACCAATAATGGTGGATACTTTCACCAGCCAGGGTATTATCAGCTGACTTATGGTATTGGAGATCAAACTTTACAGACTAAGACAGTTACTCCGGATGAGACCACACAAGATATAACTGCTGATGCTGGATATACGGCTCTTAAAAAAGTAGTAGTAAATCCTATACCATCACAGTACATTGTGCCTACTGGCAACTATGCAATTACAAGTAACGGAAATAATATAGACATAGCGCAGTATGCAACAGTCAGCGTAAACGTACCAGGTGGTGGCAGTGTTTCAACAGATACAAAAACCACTACAGCCTCTAACTATCCTACATCACTCTCGTTTACCAGCATGAAGGGTGAGCCTAAAATGTTTACTGTGAGGCTAAATGCTCAAGTATCATCTTCAGGCAGTACCACCTACTATTACATAGTGGATATTACTTCACATGGTACCACCACACATGGTAACTGCTTCAGAATAGGCAGTACAAGAAGAGTGGATAATATTACATCAGGGTACTCTTGGAGTTACTCAGGCACTACTTTAACGATAACTTCAAGTGCAGCCAGTAGATCTGCATCTCCTGGTGCTTTTTATAGTGGCTCTTATGAGCTTATGTATGTTTATTAGAGGTGAGATAATGAAATTCATTAGAGCAAAGTCAATCAGTTATGGCCCACTGAGGCCTTATAAAAATGTAAAGGCAATAGTTATCCACTATACTGGCATCTCAAACGATACAGCAGTCAATGAGTGTAACTACTTTGCACATGGTAATACCAGGCAGGCTGGAGCTCACATATTCGTGGATAGAGCAGGGGGTATATGCAAGTCAGTACCACTCAGCAGACCGGCATGGAGCGTGGGGATCTTCTTCACCAAGGCAAGTGGGGCTGCCAAGTATTGGGGAGAACTCAACAACTACAATACAGTGAGCATTGAGATGTGCGACTGTGCTAAACATGATCCAAGTAAGGCACAGATAAAGGCAATCAAGAAGGCTATAAAATACATCCGGAGATATTGCAAAAATGCTACCAAGTTGGTAAGGCACTGGGATATCTGTGGTAAGCAGTGTCCAGGCAGAATGTCAGGCGGTCCAGGCACAGTAGGATATGAGCGGTGGCAGAAGTTGCTGGATGATCTCGGTGAGAGCAATAAGACAGCCACACCAGTCAAAAAGCCAAGTACCACCAAGCCGGCAACAAGTAAGAAAAAGACTAATACTGAGATCGCAAAAGAAGTATTAGCCGGTAAATGGGGAAATGGAGAAACACGCAAGAAAAAGTTAAAGGCTGCTGGATATGACTATGCAGCTATTCAGAAGATAGTAAACAGTATGCTGAAGTAAAGAGGGTAAGAGAAAATGACTGATACAACTATCATGCTTATAGTAGGGTTTATAGCCTCACTGATAGCTATAATCACACCAATAATAAAACTGAACACAAATATCTCTCAGCTCAATACCACTCTCAAAATGTTTCAGGAGGCTACTGAAAAAGAGCACTATAGCATTGATAAGCGTATTAGTAAACATGGAGAGCAGATAGATGAGCTTGAGAAAACCACAGCAGGGCATGAGATCAGGTTGACTGCGGTGGAGAATAAGGAAAAGGAGAAATAACATGGATCTTGAATTTATTATCAATATGTATATTCCTGTGGTAATGGTGATTTGTCTTTGCGTGGGATTTGTTATGCACAAATTTTTACCAACAGACAATAAATGGATACCTCTTACTCTGATGATCCTCGGTGGAGTAATTGCGTGCATTTATTGCAAGGGCATCTCAATTGACCACATAGCAGCTGGAATGGTAACCGGTCTAGCCTCGGTTGGACTGCACCAGGTATTTGCACAGCTGATTGGATCCGGAGAAGAGGATAAATAACTTTAACCTCACTTTGTGAGGTCGTGTTTACCTCCACTATATAGATACGCAGACTAGGCAGAGTTTCGGCTCTGTCTTTTTTGCGTTTTTGTAGGTAGTATTTATCCTAAAGTCAAAAAAAGTCGCTTAAATCGAAAATTAGAGCGTTTTAGCCTGTGAGCGTTGAAAATACTGGGTTTGAGCGTGTTAGTATCTTATAATCATTGAAAAATCTTTAGATCTAAGTAAAAAAAGTGTTGCAATTCCGTTTTTTTAGGTTTATATTTATGTCAACAGGGATAGGGCCTTAAATGGTCCTAAAAAAATGTGCAGTATTTATTCCCTAAATTATGAGAATCGGAATAGGACTATAATTTTAGCACACTAAAGCGAAGGGGAGTACAATACAGCACATCTAAAAGAAAGGAGTGCTGTTTTTTTATGGAAGAGTTAAAGATTCCGAAGTACCGCACTATTGATGAAGAATCAGCAAAAGAATTTGATGATGCGTTGAATCAGGCGGTAGAAGAACTAGCTGAGTTTGAGCCTAAAGTTACATTCTTAGATAAATTCTGTGCTCGAATTGAATTTTATCCAAGAGAAAAAATCAAAGTCATAGTCAAAACAGTAAGAGATGAATTCCGGCTGGATGGTGTTTACTACCATTGCAGAAATTGTCCTTATCTTGAAGTACCGGATGATCGCAGAGTTAAATGGGGCAAATGCAAATATGCCAGCTCAGGTTTATCTCATAAAAATCATGAAGCTTGCGAGTTTTTCTATAAGCAAGTCAAACAAAATGCAGTAGATGTCATTGAGGATTCTGATCTATTGCTGTGGTAAACATCTAAACATCCTCTGTCTGCAGCGTGGAGCACACTTAGTTTTTATAAATAACTTCCAATAATTCGCGGTTGTTCCCCTGTCAATAAACCCCTTTCGCTGAGTGTGTTCCACCTTGCAGATGGAGGAAAAATCAAATGGAGGTAGAAAAGATGAGAGAAGTAATGAAAGTAACAGGGGCACTGCTTATAGCCTTTGCGATGTTGTTTATAACAGGGTATGGAGTATAGCCATGTTGAGTGCAACAGCAAGTAAATTAGCGGTGGCAATTCTGATAACAGTATCATCCTCGGTATGGTATCCAGGCGGTGGAGAATTCAAGTGCTACATGGACTACAGAGCCATAACCAGCACAGGATCTCCACAGTACCAGCTCCAGCAAGAAGCATACACAGATGAATATGGCTTGAGAAAAGTTGATGATTTTTACTGTGTGGCTATGGGTAGTGCATTTGGCTCTGAGATAGGAGCAAGGTACATTATCACGCTGGGGAATGGTAACCAAGTGCCGGTGATACTTGCGGATCAGAAGGCAGACCGGCACACCACTCCGGATAACACCAGAGATTATGGTGGTGCGGTCATAGAGTTTGTGGTAGATACACCAGCTTTACCACCTACAGTTAGGCAGAGTGGCAGCGTGGGTAGTATCCCTGAGTTTGCTGGTGAAGTAGTGGAGATAAGGAGGTTAAACAATGCTGGCATGTGAGAGCTGTGGGCATGTTTTCAGAGAAGAGGATGCGATAAGAGAAACAGAGTACACAGGAGTTATCTCTGAGGGCTATCATGAGAGTTTTGATGTAACAAGATGCCCTAAATGCGGTGAAGATTTGATAACAGATGCACATAGGTGTGAGTTTTGTGGCAATTGGAGTGCAGATTATGTGTGCCAGGAGTGTGAGGATCTAATCACAGTTTATTTGCGGAGATTGATTGAGCACGGAATGAGTATGCACAGAATGAATGGTGTAGTGCCAAGCAGGATAAGCGTTATGAACGCAATAAGTGATGTTTTTGAAGCAATGGAATAGGAGGGAAACATGGCAGAACACATTAAATGGCAGAAAACAGCCAACAAGAAGTATTTTGGGAGCTGGGATCTCCCTGATGATGGTAAGGATATGATTGTAACCATCGAAGATGTAAAGAGGGAGATGGTACAAAACCAGCAAGGGTCAGAGGAGCATTTAATTCTCTATTTCAAGGGTGATTTTAAGCCTATGATCCTGAATACCACCAATAAGAAAAATGTGGCTAAAGCATGTGCCACAGACTGGGTGGATGAGTGGGTTGGTAAGAAGATTCAACTTTATCAGGAGATAGTTACTGCATTTGGTGAGACTGGGCCGGCAGTAAGAGTCAGAGATTTTGCTCCGGATAAGTAGGAGGTAGTCATGGAATTAAACAATGCCAACTATTTTGACAAAGATATGCAGCTGAGGTACTTTGGAGCCTCACAGATTAAGTCTTTTATCCAGTGTGAGAGTAAGGCTATGGCAGAGATAAAGGGAGATTATAAAAGACCATTTTCTAAAGCTCTCACTATGGGTAGTTATGTAGATGCTTACTTCTCAAATGAGATGCCTGAGTTTATTGACCAGCATCCGGAGATCTTTAAGAAAGATGGCTCACTACGGATGGAATATGTGAAGTGTGATCAGATTATTAAGCGTGCAGAGCGTGATGAGCTGTTTATGCAGTACATGAGCGGAGATCCACAGCAGATTATGACCGGTGAGATATTTGGTTATCCATTCAAGATTAAGATGGATAGTTACCACGATGGCCAGCTGATAGTAGATCTGAAAGTAATGGCTTCATTGCTGCCGGTTTATCAGAGCGGAGAGTGGAAAACATTTATTGATGCATGGGGTTATGATATCCAGGCATACATTTACCAGCAAGTGGTGAAGTACAACACTGGCAAAGAGTTACCATTCTACTTTGCGGTACTCACTAAAGAGGATCCTACTGATCTTGAGATTATCCACTTACCACAGTGGAAGATAAACGCTGCTGAGGCCATTGTTAAGCACTATGTTAAAGAGTTTGATGATGTAAAGCGTGGAGTAAGACCACCTAAAAAGTGTGGTAAATGCGATTGGTGCCGGCAGACTAAAGTTCTCACTGCACCGATTGAGTATGATGATTTATTAGTGGGGTGATTTTATGGGTGATCTGATAGACAGAGATGAGGCTATAAAAACCATAGAAGGGATTAGAGAGGCTACCTGGGGTGCTACTCAGGAAGATATCAGGTCTATAGTTGAAGCTTTTGTAACAGATTATGTGCACAAGGATTACAGGTATGTTTCAGATACTTATCCTTATAAGGCTGCAGGACTGGATGCAATCAACCTTGAGATAAAGGATGCTATCACCTTATCAGTCAAAAGCATCATAGCTGATGAATTAGACCAGATAACCAACAGAGCGATCCAGAGCACAGCCATGAGTATCCGGAACAATCCAAAGTATAAAGAATTGCAGAACATCATAGCGGAGATCTTAGTGGAGGAGGAGCAGAAGAAATGAGGCTGATAGATGCTGACGCACTCGGCATGGATATGTGGATACAAATGGGAGTTTTATACGGCGAGGATATAGGAAAGGCATTTGCTGACATCGTGCGTAACGCTCCCACAATAGATGCAGAGCCTGTAGTAAGGTGTAAAGATTGTGAACACTACAATCCAGAAGCAAATGTTGCATATATCGCTTACTGCCCTATGGAAGACGGCGAACACCTTAAACCGACAGATTATTGCAGTTTCGGAGAAAGGAGAGAGAAATGAAATGCTACGAATGTAAATGGTTAGACCGTTCCGTTGTTCTTACAAGTAGCCCGCCACGGTACGGATGCACATTAGGCTTTGGCGCTCATTACGCAGACCATGAATGTGAATATGATTTTATGCCAATAGTGAGGTGTAAAGATTGTAAGAACGCTGGGCGAAAGATGGGAACACATTACCATTGCGAACAACAAATGAGTTGGCATAAGGAAGAGTATTTTTGCAGTTACGGAGAAAGGAGAGAGCCATGACAGATAAGATGACAAATCAAGAAGCGATTGATAGGTTAAAACTTATACGCTCGCCATATATGGAAGTGGCGATTGACATGGCAATAGGAGCATTACAAGCAGAGCCAGTAAAGCATGGGGAGTGGGAAGTTTATGAAATGCACACGACGCAATACGGCAAGGTTGGTTTTCAGTGTTCGGCGTGCGGTGTTCCGTATAAGTTAGAACACAGACTTGGCGCAGACGTTGGCTGGCATTACTGCCCTAACTGCGGAGCGAAGATGGACGGAGGGAAAGATGAAAGATAATACAGTATCACAGGAGCTCAATAAAGAGTTTATAAAGGAAAAGCTTAAGATCTTCGGATGGACGCAAGAAGATTTTAGCCGTAAGGTGAATGGTAAAAAAGAATGGCTCCATAATAGGCTATATAAGCCGGATTATCCTATTACAAAGGATGAAATGAGTAAAATCGCATTTTTACTTGATTGTAAAGTAGAAGAGTTGATAGCTATACAAAAAGACGAGATTTTAGCCGAAAAAGATAAAATTTTGTATATCATTGTCGATGTTCTCAATACGATTATAAAAAAACTTGATTTGATTTGCGATGGCTTAGGGATAGAAACAAAGGAGGTATCAAATGACTAACAAAGAGTGGTTAACCACACTTGGCAGTAAAGACTTGGCCACTGTGCTGGGTGATCCATGCCGGATGTGCTACTATCAGGATTTAAAAGAGAAATGCCAGGATAAAAACTGTATATCAGGTATTCTGATGTGGCTCAACAGAGAGAGGGTGGAGCCTAAAAAAGAGCTTACTCCATCCAAGCTGATATTTGAATTTGAGTGCCAGTTTGCTGATAGAAGGGCTATTAGCATGGATGAGGTTAAGAAAGCAATCAATAGGATATTTGAGTAGGAGGTTAATATGGAAAAGTTTGATCTGAATGAAGTAAACAGCACCAGCGTTTCATACAAGGGCCCTGTTGCTGGAGGATATGTGGCTATCATCGTAACTGCTGTGGATAACCCTGAAAAACAGTATCTGCAGTTAGGGTTGGATATAGCAGAGGGTGCATTTGCCGGATATTACAAAGATCTCTTTGAGCGTGCCGGTTTTTGGGGGTTGAATTCTTACCGTTCTTATAAACCAAAAGCAAGAGGTTTCTTTAAGTCTTTCATTGAAGCGGTAAGTAAATCTAATAGTGGCTTTGAGTGGAACTGGTACGAGACGGATCTAATAAACCTTTCAGTAGGTATAATCATTGGCTTGGAAGATTACATAGGTAATGATGGGAGAATCAAGACACGGCCAAGAGTTACTGATTTTGTGCCGGTGGCAGATATCAAAGATGGTAACTTTACCATTCCGGATCACATTAAGATTGAGACCACTACTGCTGCAGTTGGTGTGGTAGATGCCTCTGAAGAAACACCGTTCTAATGATTATATTAGAGGATACAAGGCAACAGCCTGGTAAACATGAGCTGAAGCATAAATGGTGGGAAGCTCAAGGTGTGAAGGTGATTAGGTCGAAGTTGGTTGTAGGAGATTATAGCTTTCCACCAAGTGTTTCAGTAGATACTAAAGCATCACTGATGGAGATAACACAGAATCTGTGCGGATCCATTCAGGAAAAGAGAAGGTTTACCACTGAGTGTAAAAAGGCTCAGGAGATAGGCTGTAAGTTAGTATTCTTAATTGAAACTGGACAGGTAAAGGAATTAGAAGATTTATTTGATAGGAATATAGCACTGAAAAGCGGTCAGTATATACCAGGATTGCAAGTGGCTAGAGCCATGAGCGTGATGAGTGAGAGATATGGAGTAGAGTTTATCTTTTGCCCAGGTAAACAGGCTGCTGAAAAAGTGATAGATATATTGGAGAGTAACCATGCAGAATGAACTCAGGGATGCTGCAATAGAATATGCTAAACAGGGCTTTGCAGTTTTCCCACTTAAACCAAGAAACAAAACTCCAATGCAAGCCGGCGGTTTTAAGATTGCCACCACGGATCAGAGACAGATAGAGAAGTGGTGGAGGGATACACCAACAGCTAATATAGGAATAGCCACAGGGCAGAGGTCAGGCGGTATTGTCGTTATTGATCTTGATGTGGATGATAACAAAGGGATAAATGGATATGACTCTTTAAGAGACTGGCAGCGTGTCAATGGTGAGTTACCGGATACAGCAGACAGTATCACAGGCAGAGGAGGATACCATTTATTTTTTAAGACTTCTGAAAGTGTCAAGTGCCGTACTGGAATACTTGAAGGTGTGGATGTGAGAGCTGATGGTGGTTACATTGTAGCCCCTCCCAGTATCCACTCAAATGGTAACCAGTATATGTGGGAGTATCCACCTGATGAAGTGCCAATAGCAAAGGCTGATAAGGTGGTATTCAAGCTCTTGAATGAAGGTAAAACATCTCCGGAGAAGAGCCAAGAGTTATTAGGATCCTTACCAGAAAAGGTGAGTGAGGGTACCAGGAATGATACTCTATTCAAGATTGCGTGCAGTTTCCAAGGCAGAGGCTTGGCAGACAGCACTATTATTGCAGCGGTCAAGGCAGAGAATCAGAGCAGATGTGTACCACCACTTGAAGATGATGAAGTGGAGAAGATTGTGGAGTCAGCTCTGCGACTGCCAAAGGGTAGTATGAACATTACCAACAGGCTGGCACCAAAGGCTAAACAGTACATCACTCTGGAAAAAAAGCCAACAGCCAAGAAGGATAACAACGGCAATCCGATAATGGTCAATAAGCAGTCAATCAATAATGTGGTTACTGTGCTCCAGGAGGATGAAGAGTTAGCTGGTAAGATCAGATATGATGTGATTGGGTATGTTCCTAAATACTTTGGCCAGTTGCCGTGGAGACCTGAAGGTGATACCTATGGTGATTGGAGAGATTATGACGATGCTAATTTGAAGTCTTATCTTGATACTTATTATGGCCTTAAAGGTACAGATATCTATGAGAGCGGTTTCATTATTGTTGCAGAGACTAATAAATTCAATCCCATTACAGATTGGTTAGAGGCTTTACCACCTTGGGATGGTATCAAGAGGGTAGGCACTCTGCTGGCTGATTATCTTGGAGCTGATAGAGATCAGTACACTTCTGAAGTTATCCATGTATTCATGCAAGGTGCAATCAATAGAGCATACACACCTGGGTGTAAGTTTGACTATATGCCGGTGCTGGTAGGTGAACAGGGTAGCGGTAAGTCAATGTTTCTCCGGAGACTTGCAGTAAATGATGTGTGGTTTGATGATAACTTGAATACAGTAGAAGGCACACAGGCAGTAGAGCGGTTGAGAGGTAAATGGATCCTGGAGCTGGCAGAGTTGTTAGCGGTCAAGAGACAAAAAGAAGTAGAAGGTATTAAAGCATTTGTAACCACTCAGGTAGATAGTTATCGTGAGCCTTACGCAAGACGGACTACAGACAGGCCGAGAGCGTGCGTATTTGCAGCCACCACAAATGATTATAACTTCTTAACAGACCGCACAGGCAATAGAAGATTCTTACCTGTAGCAGTACACAAAGAGCGTGCCACCAGAGATCTATTTGGCTCTGATGTCAGAGAATACTTTGAGCAGTGCTGGGCTGAGGCTCTTTACATTTATAAGACAGAACATCCGGCATTGATACTTTCAAATGAGATTCAGGAACACGCACTCAACATACAAAAGAATTTTCTTGAGGAGGATGCGTGGGTTGGTATGATCCAAGAGCATTTAGATCACTGTATGGAGAAGTATGTATGTGCAGCTTATCTGTGGCAGAACGCTTTAGATCAGCCTGGCTTACCAAAGAGATATGACAGTGGTAGGATCCTAAGCATAATGAGAAACGAGATATCCGGATGGGAGTTTGCCGGCAACCAAAGGTGTGGTAATTATGGACTGCAAAAAGCGTTTAAGAGGTCCGGAGATTATCCACCAGGTTTTGAAGAAATTGATGCGGAAACTGTGCCATTTTAGGCAAAAATGTGCAAATTTTGTTAACTAAGTATGAGTTAGTTAACACTTAGTTAACACTTAGTTAACAAGTTAGTTAACACAAGAATGTTGAAATACCAACGGTTACTCCCCTTTGTTAACTAACTTATATAAATATATATATAAAAGAGTATAAAAGAATATATAACAAAAAAAGAAATATATAGGGATTTTTGACCGAGTTAGTTAACAAGATTGCTCTAGGCATTGGAATTGCAATGATTGAGCCTGTTAACTAAGTATTTGAGAGTTAGTTAACAAAATGGATGAGAATAAGAACATAAACTATGTACTAGGCCGACAGAAAGCAGCGGAAACTGCATTGGCCAAGCGTACTGGATGGGAGGCTCTCGGATCTGAAATAGTCCACCAGGCTATCAAAGATTATAAGGCCAAGTACACTACGCAAGTGGAACTGAAACGGATCCGTGAGTTTTTTCACAGCAAAAGGTTTCACAGATTAACCAGCGTGGATCCGGACTACGCTCTGCAAAGGTTAGATAAGTATAGGAGGGAACATGGGTATGTTGTTATTGATGATAATGGCCACAGGGTTATTGATCGTGATAACACTGATAGTATTGGCACTGTGGATATTATTAGAAGTGAAAAGGGTTGAGGAGATTAAGAAGTATGAGAAGGATAAATCTAACTCAATATGATCTGCACAGGATAATAAGTCTGAACAGGCAGCTGCAGCGTGATACAGAGCAACTTTATATGCTCAGGGAAATGGCTGAGGGCACAGCCAGTATTCCAACTAATAATCTTCATGTTCAAAATTCACTACCTCCAAGTGGTAATAAATACGCTGTGGCTGCCGCAGATTTAAGTGAGCTGATGGACTTGGAGCGGTCTGAACTGGAAGATTTGCAGATTAAAGTAAAAGCATTTGTAGAAACTATTGAGGATCCAACTGCCGGCAGAGTGATACATCTCCGGTACATAGAATGTTATGAGTGGCAGATGATAGCCAACCTGTTGAGTTATGCTGAACGGCATGTGTTCCGGATACATAACAGGATAGTGGAGGAGTTGCCTAAAGAGTAAAATAAAAATGTCAGTCGATGTCAGTCGATGTCAGTTGATGTCACCCAGGGTGCGTGATATATAGTAAGTGAGAAATTATATAAGAAAACAACTTTGGTTCTTCTGTTGTTTTTTGTTCGTTATGGTTCCTTTCAGATTAGTATCAGGTCAATAGCCTGGTACTTTTCTTATGTGGAGAATAACATGGAAAAGTTAGATGTAGTATATGTGCTGGCTAATGGTATTAAGTCGGATGAGATCAGATACTCAGTAAGGTCTGTAGTAAAGAACTTCCCTTATAACCGGATAGTATTCTATGGTGGTAAGCCTAAAGGCATTGAGCCTGATATCTATGTTGAGGTGAATCAGGTTGGTTATGATAGATATGAGAAGGTAAGTTACACACTCAATAAGATATTTGCTGATGATAATCTTACTGAAAACTTCTGGCTGTTCAATGATGATTTCTTTATCATGAAGCCGGTGGATGAATTCCCTTATGCTTTTGGTGGAACTATAGAATACCGAGTCAATGACTTGGACTTTCATCACGGGCCCAGCGGTGGATACATCCGAGCACAGAAAGGTATCAAAGATTATTTAGTAAAGCACGGCTATGATACTTTGAACTATGCTCTGCATATACCCATGCTCATTAATAGGGAACTGGGTGCTAAAACATTAGAAGAACATCCTAACCAAAAGATGTTTAGATCTCTGTATGGGAATGTAAACAAAGTCGGTGGGATCCGGATGGATGATGTGAAGATATATAACTCCGGAGATGAGCCAGATAAAGACTCACCACTCTTATCCACAAAAGATTCCAGTTTCAGATATGGATTAGTGGGAGATTATATAAGAGAAACATTTAATGAGCCTTGCAAGTATGAGGAGGAAATAGGGTAGATGGCCACTACTAGATTAGATAGGGCCCCAGGTCATAGGCCCGCCTATGAAGCCGCCCGCCGTAAGATTTTAGCCACCCAGGATATATGTGGTATATGTGGTAAGCCTGTGGATAAAACTCTGAAGTCTCCTCACCCTATGAGTGCTACAGTGGACCATATAATTCCATTAGACAAAGGTGGTCATCCATCTGATTTGAGTAATTTGCAGTTGGCTCACAGATGTTGTAACAGAGAGAAGAGCAACAAGCTTGTGCGAGAGATTTACGCACAGACTAATGTTGATGAAAATAAAATAGTTTCAAATAGAGTGCTTGAGCAGCATAATGATTGGAAAAAATATAAAGCAAAATAATTTTTTGGTGGGGGCATACCTCCCTCCCCACTCCCCCCTCCGCCT